CCTTATAAAAGAACTTTGCCTTATAAGCACGGTCGAGCAAATGCTCCCGCTTCATCGCCCAGAAAGCCTGCATCTCATATTTCGCATTTTGGGCGTCATAGTATTGGGACAGTCGAGTCGGATTATAACCGAGGCCCTTCGCAATAATTTCTCCCATTTGTTGGGGATCAGAACTATCAATCTCCAATGCAATATTGTAGGAAGAGTCCCGAATGCCGCCTTCCTTCCACATCCGCCAAGCCTGCGTCATATTCTTCAACGCCGTTGGCATCACCCGATCATACCGCTTGGAATCGCCCCAATCCAGCTGATCGTTTCCGAGCAGGGCTAAAGCATTCAACGCGTAGCTCCAGCCTGCACCAGCGAACTGCGGAGAGTTCTCCACCAGCGCCTTATCCCACGGTTTAATATCTAGTTCCAGAAGCTTCGTCAGCGGCAGCGGCAGCACTCGACTCATCGCAATGTTCTGGCTCCGATCCACCTCCGGCATCCAATCTACACCGGGCATATTCATCAGCCATGGAATGCCAAACCCATAGCGGCCTAGACCATGGACTGCAAGGTCCGAGTTCTCCGGGCTCAACACGCTGCTCAGAAACTGTCGAGTCTCCCGCTCAAGATCAAAGTCTTTCCCAACTACCTGCCGCCCGATCCAATTCAGAATGTCCTCAGCATCATCTGGGACCAAACCTTTCGCCCCCGCCAGAGCAAACATGATCAACGTACACCGAATCATGATCCCCTTATTCTTCGGGTTCATCAGGGTAAACACGGTGTTCTGGGTGAAGTTGTAAAAAGCGAACAAGACTCCAGCCTTCCCACGCATAAAGCGCGGACGGGAAACCTTGTCATAATTATATTGCGTCTCGTCCAAGGTCTGCTTAGCAAACAAGATTGCATTAGCCTCTCGTTCAGTGAAGCCCTGACCTATCAAGTCTTGAAACAAAGGAAACTGTAATTTCTTCATCTCGGTTACCAAGGGATTACCATAATCCTCCATCGCCAAACGATACGAGGCCCGAGCTGTCACCCTCCGGTTCACCTGCTCCACCATCTGGAAACCGAACATAGCTTTTTCGGTAAACCACATCCAACCCTGCTGCAGCGCATTAGTTGCGAAGCCCGCCGGCAAAATATGCCCGCCTGCCGACAACGACGCCAACTCGGCCGCCATAGACTCCGTGATGAGGTTCCGCTCCACGAACCAGGCCATAGCTTTCATTTCACCACCAGACATCCCTTTATAACTTCCACGCTTATAATACGTGGTCAGGTCTTTGCCCGCACTCGTAAGTGCCAACGCCGACTTGATGTCTCCGAACTTAGAGCCCAAGTAACTCTGCGTCATCACCGGGACTTGTGAAAGGTTCAGTGCTGCCGCTGAGACATTAAAGCCCAGATGCATCACAGCAATCAGACTGCGGAAGAAACTCCAATCCCTTGTAGGATTCATCACTTCATTGTAATGATTTTGCATGTAGTTAGCAATTCCCGACGCCTTATTCTCATTCACCATTTGGCCTGGAACAGCGGCCTGGGAGTGCCCACTCGCCGCACTCGCCAACACCAGGTTAACCCGACTCTGGTACTTCAAGCGGGAATAGCTACGAGCATGGTGGAAGAAATACTTAGCATAGACCCTTTGTCCCTCGCGGGAATAGCCTTCCACCCCTTTCCTCCGCAAGAAGTGCTTCCGGAAACTCTGCTGGGGAGCAAGTTCAAAGCGGAGCTGGGCTAGCCAATCTTGCTGTGTCTTCGTCATCCCCGGCAAACTAGCCATCTTGTCCAGGAACCAACCCGGCATACCTTGGAACGGTTGCACGTCCTCAGGAAGAACCGAAGTTACCACCGACATTCCAGAATAATGTGCAGTTGCTTCTTTCGCTGCTTGCTGCTGTTCTCTCTCGCTCTCATAAGTCTCAAACAGTTCCAAGCCCCCGTTGGCATTCCGAACGGTCACAGCCCAAGTCCCAAACCTCGTCTGCGGAAAATACGGAGCCTTCTTCATCTTCGCCGTGTCACGCTGGATGTCAAGAGCTGTCTGTCGAAACTGCGCGGGATCATTATAAACTCGAGCTGCCTCTTCCAACGCAAGGAACTGAGTGCGATCAATGACCTGAAGGAAGTCCTTTCTCACGTCTTGGTAAACCGTAAGAGCTTCCGGAGACAACCGATGCTTCTGCGCCAGAGCCTGGAACTCCGCCTGTGTCGGCCACCGCGTCACCCCCGCCGCACGTTCCGTCGCCGTCAAGTAATTCATATCATTCATCTCGAACAAGAAACGATTCAAGTACTCCGCCTGCGAGATCCCCGTCACCGAGTCCTTCCGCCGCCCGAGAGCCTTCATCGCTTTCAGTCGCGTCTCCGCTCCCGACATAATCTTGGCGGCTTCCAATTGCATCTCCTCGATCAACCCGACGTAAAGCTGAAGCTCCTGATTATCCGGATTAAGAGAAGCCAACTGGCGGAAGTTAATTCCCCATTTATACAGACGATTGAAGTGATCACTATGCGAGCGCGTGACCGCTAACAATCCAGCTGCGTTCATCGCCGGGTTTGTCGTATTAACCGGCATTGGTCCCAGACCCTGCGCAACGGCAAACTTCTCCAACATCTGGATGTTTGGTAAGGACTCACTCTGCACCGGGACGGTCATCCCTTGCTTCGCATTGATGACCTTAGCCTTCGCCGTTACTATGCTCTGAACCGCAGCTCCCCAATTAATTCGATCCTTGTTCTGCACAACACTATTGAGGTAAGCGGTAACCTCGGGCTCCGCCCCCAGATAAGCAATCCCTAGACGAGCCTTCGCTTGCTTTACAAATCCTCTAATCTCGCGAGCAACCTTGCGGAAGAATTTAGCCACCACACTCATCGGGACCAAATTATTATGACTCCACCGAGCCACTTGCTGGGCAAACCATTCCTCGAACCCGGTATAGTAATCTTGCGAACCTCTGCTTAAATTATCTGAGCGTGAAAGTTTTCTTTGCTGGAAGTTTTCACGCTCCGTGCCAGACATCCTTTGCTTCGTCATAATAAAGCGTCGATAAGCAGCCATAATCATTGCTTGCGTCTCGAACGGCGCCCTGGCCATCATGGCTGCTGAGATAGAGTGCCCATATTCGTGCATAAGAACGGAGCTAAGACCAGTACTTTCTCCAAATTTATCCTCAATGCTAATAATATGCTCGCCGGTTCTTTGGTCCACGAAGAAAGCATGGTTGATTAGTTTAGAAGGGGGAATAACAGCACCAAAGACTTTTTGAATATTAGGATCATCCACCCCACTGGCTAGGAAAATGTGAAGCTTTTCCGTCCCCAGCTTCTTATTCATCTGTTTAATCAAAAGGAGAAAGGCCTCAACAGTCTGTTTCTGCTTCGCCGAAATACCGACCCCATAAGTGACTGCGACGGTGTCTTGATACTGAGCACCTGAGACCGTCCCTATGGTATTAAGCGAGAAGGAAAAAGTTTGTCCAAAGCTACTCCCTTGAAACGCCGAACGGCCTTCAGTCCTCGCCATAGTGCTACTTGTCGGCTGATATTGGGAGTAATAATCCGCCATATCATTCTGCAACTCGGCGGCGGATTTCTCTTCCCTACTCACCACCCGCAAATAAGGATAATTAACAGACTGCCGCATATACCCATGCCAGACAGCAGCGTTCGGTTTAACCTCCAACTTCCCACTTGCAAACAATTCGTCTACAAAGGGCTGAAGTCCCTGCGCCTGATCCATTGCACTTGGACCAGCAAGTTTAGCAACGTATTTCCAAAGACCTTCCCACCCTTGAGACTCAACAATTTGTTTCAGCCCTGGATCATGAACAATAAAAGCGTCGGCGGCCCTCCCCGCAGGAGGCACATCCTGGAACACATGCCAGGAAGTCGAAACATAATAGTCTTTACTCTTAACTACCTTATTAAGATCGATCGCATGTTCAGGATGAAGAGGAATTGCAGTGGAAGCAGGAGAGGTAAAACCAATCGACCTCATGTCAATCGGGGCTTCCAGCAACGGCATAATCCGACGCTCGTAAGCATTACCGACAAAAGTAGCAACCTTACTCTCCGGCGTGACCCGCAGACCTTGTTCGGCCAGTTGGGAGTAAAATTCCTTAAACGACTTATCCGTTGGTGGATTCTGTAATTGAGTTAGGAATTGTTCCGTTGAAAACTGCGGATTAACTGATCTGGCCGCAACCGGCTCCCCGGCCATCACCGCCGACTCAACAGCCCCAGCAAGTTCCGTCACATCATCAACACCGCCCGCAACCATATAACTGTTGGGGTCATTATTAGTCCGTTGCGAGTAATTTTGCTCCGTCGTTCCATAGTCTTGCGAGGCAAGTGACTCCACCTTCCCACCCTTACTCGCAACTCCAAACCAAGTCCGCCCTTGTTTCTCCGCATCATCATACGATGTTAGGGGCTGCTGCAACTCCGGTGGAATCTGTGGTTTCCCCCCACTCGTACTTCCCTGACTCGCAGCCGCAATTTGCTCCAAAGTCGCCGGCGAACTTCTTGTCTGCCCCATCCGATCAAGAGCAACCTCGGCCCCAGCAAAGGGAGCACCAGAACCGAACTCTCCCATAAACTCCATAAAAGCTTCGTTTCCAGAAACTGGCTCTCCAGTCGCTAACTGTCCCGTCGCATAACCTGTCGCACCACCAGCGCCCTCGATAGCTGTATCGACTCCAAACTCAGACAAAGTCCGTGCCGTCCCCGGAGCCGCCAAGTCTCCGGCTGCACCCCGGAACAACTTGTTTGTTACAAAACGCCCAGCACCTTTCGCGCCTAGGAAAGCCGTAAGAGTATCGAAAGCTCCCTGTGCCACACCCTTCTTTGCCGCATACAAACTGGCTTCATTATACGTTGCCTCGTCTGTATAAAGCTGTTCCCACGACTCCGCCTTCTGCGGATCAAGTCCACGATCCTTCATAAAATCCTGCAAGGTGTCGGCATAGCCCTGTGCAGTCGAACCCGCAAAAGTACCCCCGACCAAACCAGCAATACCTCCGGCAGGCCCGGCCGCTGCTGTACCAGCCACCGCCCCCCCAAGACCTGTCGCCATAGGTCCTACACTAGAACCCGCACTCTCGCCCACTGCCGAAGCTGCTGCTCCGGGATTCTGCGCCACCCAAGCTAGACGATCGGTAAGCCAGCTCGGATTAAACCACGAGGAATTTTTATGTTTCTCCTCAATCGCAGCAAACTGCTCAGCCGCCACCTTGTGCTCTGGAGGAACTGGTACATATTGCTTCAACCCCTCCGCCCATTGCATCCAGGAGGCTCCGGTTTCTGGACTAACTGCCCCGGCCTCCATCCCCAAGACATTAGCCCCTTTTACAGCATCGGCAACACCCCGGACTATCGAACCGCCCGGCACCGAGTTATCTGCTTCAGGAAAGTTTGCGAACAATCCTTTACCAGCCTCGGGTATACCTTGGAAAGGCGAAGCCCCGCTTTGCGGAGCCGCGTCCGGGAAACTATCAAACAAGCCCATTGGATTTCCTTACAGCGAAAGTCCGAATTGTGCGAGATAATTGTTAACAGCCTTCGGGTCTTTACCAGCCTTAACGGCTGCCCGAGCCTCATTAACCAACGTCTCAGCCGTGTAGCCCGCAGGAAGCTGTATTGCTGGAGTCCCCGTCTTTGTCGCCATCGGTTCCTGAACAGGCAATGCCCCAGCACTCGGAACATCACCCTTACCTGCCGGAGTCCCAAGCCCCCCCTGTGTCCCCGATACTTGCGCCGATACTTGCGGCCCGGGAGTCGCCCCTTGCGGCGGGAACGTCTGCGACAACTGATAAGCCTGCTGCTGCAGCTCCGGGTCTAGCATGAAATCTGGAGGCATTGCATAAGGATCTCCGCTCGGATCAGACCAATTACGAGCCTTCTCCCCCGCCAGACTTTTGAGCATAGCGAAGTAACGAGCTTCCCGCTGTACATCAGTGGTCTGTCCTTTTCGAGCGAACATCTGTTGGAGTCCGAGCTTCTTGTTCTCCAATGCAAGAGCCCCCTGACGGGCATTCTCGCTACTCCGGTTAGACCGCTGCGTTTCCGCCAACGTCGCCTGCCGATACTGGTTCTCGACACTTTGCTGGTTCTGCTCAGTAGCGAGCTTTTGCGAAGCCTGATGCTCAGCAGTTCGTGCCTGACCATAACGACCAGCGGCCTCGGCCCCTCCACCTACAGCCCGACCGAGTTGAGAGACAAAACCCCCTGGACTCGGCTGCATCATGTTGATCCCGAATTGCAAAAGGGCAGCCGAGATTGCGGGATTTTTCAACGCCTCCATGGTCCGTTGTCCAAATGACGAACCTTGCGGCCTAATAGACGCTTGCATAGCCATTAGCCCCTCCCCAGAATTTGCGATAACATTGGAGCTTGGCCACCCCCACTCGCAAGTAGAAGTTTCAGCAAATCACCTACCTCGCTTTGCGGTCTAGCCGGAGGCGGAGGGGTTGCAACTCTGACTGCTTCAGGAGCCGGGGGAGCCTGCACGGAACCTAGAGCTTGCAAGAAATTCGCAAGTCGATTATCCTGCTGACTCGGAGCCACTGGAGTCTCGGGCATCGAGTATGGATTGTAACTCGCTCCTGGCTGCGGAACCGGGGACGGCGCCGGCATTGGCCCCCGAGCAACCTGCGAGTCTTCAGGGTAAACACCTCGATCCTCCGGTCCAGCTAACTCAGGAGTTTCTGGGAATAACCGATCCGTCGGCATAACACCAGGAATACGTCCCGGTTCCATAATCCCATTCATTGCCACTCCATTGCGAAATGGAGGCTGTGGAGTCTGCGAAGCAACGGGAACCTGATCCTGCATCTTCTGCTGCGGATAAGAGACCACTCCACTCCCCTGCGGAATCTGCGCGAGTGGAGGCGGCCACTGCGGATTATTCTTTGCCTGCGTCTGCTGAGCCTGCTGCATAGGAACAAGCTGGGGCATCTGCGGCGTAGAACCATTGCCAGGCGAAAGAGGCAGCTGAGCCGTCCCTACCAAAGGATCAATAATCTGCGAGGGAACAGGCATCAGCTGTCCACTACCCCCACCCGCCATTAAATCCAACATTGCCTTCAAACGAGCTTTTTCTTCCGGCGTCATGTGAAATTTCTCCTACAAGAAAAGACTGAATAAACCGCCAAGAGCGCCAATGCCCCCAGTCAATTGCTGAAAGAGAGAAGGCCCAGGCTGCTCACCTTCGGTAACGTTGGTTCCACCAGGAATCATCGACTGCTGACCCATGATTTCTTTAGCGATCAAGGCAGGCCACATATCAGCCAAACGCTCCTGTTGCCACTGCTCCGACATCTGCGCTTGCGTGAGTCCTTGCTGCACATCTCCAACACTATTCTGCAAGGCATATGGAGAGGCCAGCCCAGCCTGTGTCTGCGGTGCGAGGGCAATTCCTTTCACCATCGCATCCAGACCAGACTGATACCCTTCATTCGCCAACTGCGCTGACGTGTCGCCAACTTGGCGCAAAGTAGCGTCGGCGACTTGGCCTTCAGCTAACGCCTGCCGAGTCCCGCCATACTGTCCAGCATTAACCGCCGAGCCCCGAACATTCGGAAGCAATTGCTCTGTCGCATGCCTTACAATCGGATCTGTCGCCGCCGAGATCGCTCCGGCTAAACCAGGGTTACTCTCTGGTTTCAGCACATCACCGCTGAAGAGGAATTGGTTCCCCTGCGCTGCTCCCTGCGCGTGCTCCAACATTCCCGGAATAGAATCAAGAATTCCTTGCTGCGCCCCCACTTGCGTCTGATTGAAAGGAGCAATCTGCGTTCCCGTCGGCGAACCTGGTGGATGTTGCGAGAACTCCCTAATCCAAGGCATCGCCAGCCCGATAATCTCCTCCTGCTGAGCCGACGGCCTGAACGTGGACTCCTGCTTAACATCTTGTGTCCCTGACGCCATCTAATTCATCCTTTCCCGATTAATGGGAGCTGCGAGCACTACATAGGGCTGGAAAAATCCTAGCCGAGTAAGCAAACGAGTCCAACCTTTGCGACCTTCAACCCTGACTTGAAACGCCTGATTATAAGCAGCATAGCGATGCAGACAATCAAGGAGAAAGTGAAGAGTCTTTTCTCCTGTAATCTTCCGTCCAGCCAACCAAGTAACTACCACAATTACCTGCATATCGAATGTCCGAACCTGCGTCGTTGCATACATTAGAACCTGTTTGCCTTCGGTAAGTATCCAGAGTTGCAGGTTCCCCGACAACAATTTGGCAAGAAACATCTCGCGGGTCAAACCATTCTCCCACATCTGCGGAGTCCGGTCAAGGTAGGATTGTAATTGGAGCCAGTGTTGTGGTATCTCCACCGGCAAGATACGATTAACCGCAAGGTCGGCCAATCGCCACGAGGAAAGATTTTGATAAACTGTCATCCTAGCCCTCGAACAATTCTGCCCGCTTAGCATAGTCTCGCCAAGGATGCAGTTCTATATGAGGAAGGTCATCCCATTTATCATTGCTCAAGTTACCGTCCATGTTAAAATCGATGCCTTGGCGGATCGGAATTCCCAGTTGCGCTGCAATAGGTTTGATTACCTCAATCTGTAGTTTGTAAAACATTTCGATCGGTGTCTCAGGATCGAAGGGCGCAGGCCACAGATCGAGCGCCAACGACGGTGTCCAATTGTGAGCACTCTGTCCAAAACGCACTTTCGAATGCCCGGTCGCAAAAGCCCTCTCCTGAGCAATCCGCCCCCGTTGGGAGTCTGCAATGATGAAATTGAATTCCCTAATCGCCATCACCATCAGGCGGCGAAGCTCCGGATGGGCCTGTCGTAAGCGAAGCAAAGAAGTTTTAGAGAAATCTGGCATTTAAGTCCCCTATTATATTACAATCCGTCCGCTGTCCTCAAGGAGAAGGTAAGACATGGGTCACGCCCCGGCCTTAAGTTCTACGGTGGCGATGGCCCATGCCGCGCTTGCGGAAGACGTAGCCGATATTGCTCCAGATGGATTGCCGGATGTTGTTACGTTGACACCGCCCACAGCAATGTCGCAGCCGTTCACGATGCCGGTTTCGCTGTCTTCACTGTATCCCGATGGCGTTCCGAGTGTCGCACGCAAGCCCGCGACATAGATGACGCGGCTGAAGCCCGCCGTTGTATTTATCCCGCTATCGCTAATCGTTGTCCCGGAACTGGCCGAACCGGAATCAGTATTGCCAATTGGCGGGTTAAGAACACCAGACCACTGGAATATTGCGGCGATGTTTGATCCAGCCATCCCGGTAATGGTTGGTGAAGCCTCGGCCCCATCAACGATGTAGTAATAAAGGCTCGTGCGAGTTTGCGTGCCGCCGCTACCGCCGGTGATGTTCTGGAGAATTGCGTTCCAGCCACTAGATGAGCAGGCATTCGTGCCCGACGACCGCGAAACAGCAACAGCAATCAGGATATTGCCATTGACTAGCGAGGCAGGCAGGGCCGGTGTTGCCGAAGACGCGGTTCCGTTGCTTAGCGTAGCTCCCGCATTTACAAAGACAGGCGGCGTGGTAGGGGTGAACACGCCAGAACCAGCCGCAAGAGCCGCCGCGCCGATCCCCGCAAGGATATGGCTCATGCGATGGCCTTTATGAGCGAGGCGAAGATTTTACTATCGGACAGAACTTGATAAAACAGAAGGTCTCTCGCACTAGCCGTCGTGGTCAAAGTCGGATCGGTGCCGCCAGCGAAAAACCAATCCGCATGGTAGGCCAGCGTTCGCGTTCCGGTGCCGTCCTGATAGATTTCAATGCACCCGCTCTGGCCTTTCTTGACGTTCGATGGCTGGCCAAGCGTGCGATTGCCCGCGAGTGTCACCTTGGCATTGATGAACGTTGACATATCGACGGCAATTGTCGCGGCATCCGTGAGCGTGACCGGATCGGCGGCACTCCAAACCTTGTCCGTCGAGAGCGCCTTGCCAGATGTGTTCGCCTGAAACTGTGCCGCTGTGGTTTCATCGAAGGTGGCAATTGTGCCAAGGCCGAGTGTACTCTTGACCTGTGTTGGCGTTCTGGACGCCCATGCACTGGAAACCGAGACTATGAAATTGTCGGTTGTCGCGGTCAGCCCCGCGATAGTGGCCAGATCGCTGTCGAAAGCCTGAACGTCGGTCCCGATCACCACTCCAAGCGTCGTTCTTGCATTGGAAGCTGCCGCATCATCGACAAGACTACGTCCGAACGAACTGAAATCTGCGACCGCCGCAGTGCCGGAACCCGTGAAATACGGCACCTTGTCAGCGGCGCTTGTCAGTCCCGCCAATGCGGCCAATTCAGCGTCTTGGGCTTGCACATCAGTCCCGATAACAAGACCCAACGTTGTCCGCGCATTGCTTGCGGCGGCATCATCCACAAGTGACCGGCCAAAACTGCTAAAGTCTGCAACGGCAGCGGTTCCCGAGCCGGTGAAATACGGCACTTTGTCAGCCGCAGATGTGAGACCCGCCAAGGCCGCAAGTTCCGCATCAAAGGCTTGAACATCCGTACCAATGGCAACACCGAGCGTCGTGCGCATGGCAGAGATTGTCGTATCATCTAGAACCGTCCGCGCCGCCGTGGTCACAACACCACTATCGAGGCTCAGAACCGTGCCGGAACTGGATGCAACAACATCCCCGTAATCACCATCCGCCAGGGTGGCGCCGGTAGTCGTTGCGGAAATCGTAATTGTATCCGTTCCGGCATTTGTGGTGATTGTAACATTGCCGCCGCCCACAAGCGTCAGCGTGTCAGTCGTGCTATCCGCCACAACATCGGACTGGCCCGATACGGCAATGGTCTGGAAGATGGATTGATCGCCGCTATTGGTACCAGTCAATCCTAGGTCCGTCTTGACTTGCGCAACAGTCCGAGAGGCCCAAGCTGATGACTTTGCCTGTAGAAAATTATCCGTCGTGGCGGTCAACCCAGCAATTGTAGCGAGATCAGCGTCGAAACTCTGAATGTCAAGTCCAATCTCATACAACGGATTTCTCTGGTACCATTGCGTAGAGGTACGACGTTGCAGAGAAGCCAACGCATAACGAGGAAGGGTAAGGATACTTGCGGGACTGTTGAGTGTAATGCCCGAGGCCACAAGAATTACAGTTCCAGTGCCCAATCGTATTACATCAAAGACCGCATTATTCCCCATCAACCCAGCGGTTAAAGTCAACGTAACATTGGTCGATCCGTTGTTAATGAGGAGCGTCTTGTTCCGGTGGGAATTTGCAATATTCAGATTATTCGCAGTAAACCCACTGATTGGAATAACTTGAATGTTCTTCTGCGCCGAGCTGGGAGGCGAAACCTGCGTAAATGTTAGTGCGGTGGTTCCCAAAGTAATAGGGTCCGCTGTAATCAATTGCCAGAGCGTTCCCTCGCTCGTACTGGCGAAAACACTAACCAGCATCCCGCTCGTAACTTCTGCACTTATATCCGCATCAGAGCGCCGGGTTGCAGGAGTTGCTGCCCCGTTCCAGTCGTAAATACCCGCGGTAGCAAGTCCATTGTCGAGGAAGAAGCTATCCCCACTGCTCATTGTAATGCCGTCCAGAGTTGCCCCCGGAGTTGCCAGCGTTACGCTCGTAACCCGAACAATTACTGCCGGATCTTTGTAATCCTCACTAGTAGTTGTTGGAACACCATTTTGATCTTCTCCCGCAATCTCCAAAGTATTCGTTGCATCATTGTAAGTAAGAGCGATAAAGGGACCTGCTTGCAACAACGTCCCAACTCGGTCATCCACAGCCTCGGAAAAGTCTGAGACAGCTGAGGCCGGTATCGCAATTGTCGTAGAACTCGCCGCTGTTATTAATCCCTTAGCATTAACCGTGATGGCTGGAACGGCTGTAGCACTTCCAAAGCTCCCTACATTACCGTTAACTGTCGCCAGTGTCAGAGCATTTGAACCAGCCGCCGCCGCTGCATCTCCCGTCAAAGCTGCCCGTTGGAGAAGGGGAGTCCCATCAACATAAGCCAAGGAGCTATCAATCATAGCCCCAACAGCATCTTGAGCCATCTCATCGGTGTACTGAGAAACGTCTCCAGAGTAAAGAACATTCCCATCGGAAACCGCTGTGTCAAGCTGTGACTTGGTGAAACTGCCCAGCGCCGTTGTGTTCGACCCCGCCGCTGCCGTCACCGCACCCGTAAGCGCTGCTCGTTGCAGCAACGGCGTTCCGTCTACATAAGTCAGCGACGAATCAATCATCGCCCCTACGGCGTCTTGCGCCCGCTCGGTGAAATCCGAGATAACTGCTCCGGTGAAAGTGAAATTTACATAATCCAGCTTATAAGGAGTCCCACTCCTGACCGCATAGAACAAGTCCCCGGAAGCAGGTGCCGAGGGCAATGCTGTGAGTGCGCCAACCTTTTTGCTTACCAGAGCCATGTCATCACCCTAAGAGCAGATACCCACTGCCGTCTTCTAGTTCCACCGTAGCCCCGTCGTCCTCCATTAGAAGGAAGCCGAAAATATTCCCCATCGCTGTGATATGCAGGTGATGAGTGTCTGCAATCGAGGTGATGTCGAAATGAAAGACATCACCTTCAGTAAGCGTAAGTTCATCCCCAGTAACCGCATCGTAGTCGTCGGTATCAATCGCCCCTGGCGAGTCTGTATTGACACCTTTAAGGTGCAGGACTACGGAATCATAAGCATCAATAAAAGCTGGGACAGTGAAAACAAAATCACCATCCAGCGCAGCCTTCTGATAAACACCGTTTTCGGAGTCGGGTATAAACGTCCCTGACGAAAGTGTCCCCGCATCATAAGCAACTCCTTGCGGTTGAAAGGCAATGGTTAGTGAATCGCCTGGATCATCGCTCAGAAGCCTAATGTGTAGCCCAGCAACTAGGAGCGCTGTAACTACATCACGAACCTGCTCATCAGTATAGCTGCCGCCGCCACCTCCAGAGCCTAAGAGGTGCCAAAGATTATCGAGACTGTCGAAGTAGTAGAAACCCCGCCCATCTCCCGGATCCCACTCCGTTCCATCCGCGAACGCCAGCATAGCCACTCGCGGACGAGACGGCTCAACGAAAAGTTCGCCAGCCTCCAACACCGCACTATTCAGCGTGATAGAGACCTTGCGGAATTCCTCCTCAAGGAACTGACTAAGCTCCCCAATCGTTCCGAACTTCCGCAGTTTTGTCGGTTCATACGACATTAGAAGAACCCCAAAGGAACAACTTCTGGTTTATACCCGTGAACTTCCCACAGGCCGCTATCACGACTGGAGAACTCTATCGCAAGGGCTCGGCCCGACTTCAGCACATCAACGAACTGATCAGTTGCAGGGGAGAACAATTTCTTCCTCGTCCATCTCACCGTACCATCAATCTCTTCCTGCACCCCCACCCGAACAAAGAACGGATCACCGCTCGCCTTAAGCCAGACCCGCCGATACATCTTCAACCGTTTGTAGTCTTGAATAGGCGAACCATCTCGCCGCTTTCCCATAATCGCCAGGTTTGTCCTCCTCGCAATCGCATTATACTTAATAGCGTTTCGGAGCCCACCAGTATCTAGTTGCAGAAATCTCGGAGTCGTATTGCCAACAACTACCTTTCTTGCGGTCTTCGTATTCCAAACACCATCGAAATCATCCCAGGAAGTCACTGGATAATCGTCCCATACCCCCAATTCCGTCCCTTCTACATAACCCGACTCGGCGCAAGTGAAGTTGATCGAAGCTTCCGTCAACGCATCATTCTCTTGGTTCCAGATCAAGGCCCGATTAGGAGCATCAGCACCGACCTCGGGATAACAAACCCAGACCTCTCGGTATTCGGAGTTAGTAAAGAGGAAACATTTACTCGCCTGTGCTCGGTCAAGACGATTGAAGAGCGCCCGGCGAACCCGATTCGTCAATAATGACCTTACCGCTTGGCCGTCATGAATAACCAAATCGTCCTGCATAAGGACCACATGTCGCATACCATCGGGGGACTGAGCAAACGCCTTCGGCGCAATCATCCCATTGGAGTCGATGAAGGAGGAGAAACTGAAGACCAGCAAGCCCCCAATGCTCTGCATGCGCCAGACCGCATTCTCTTTATAAAGAAACATCTGCCCTCGAAGGGCTCCGCCATTAAGGAGCAAACCAGCGCGAGAGTCCGGAAGCTCGTACTCACCAGCATCTTTGGTTGGATCAGTTTCGTCCCAAGAGATTGGCAAAGCCCCAGGGTCAGCAGGGTGGCTCCACTTCACCATATGCGGATGCGCTGTGCCGCCTTTCGTCACATTCATCGCAACCAAATACGGGCCGTATGCTTTTACCGCTTTTGCTCGCCAAGAGACATCCCACGCCGTCAGATCATCGAATAACGCCCCCGTGCTATAACTCGCCCAGAACTGCGGAACATCCGTCCCATTATTAAAGATCGGAATGCCCCCTAATACCGTCCCGTCCCATTGCGAGGCTTCTGTAGCAGTGTAACCGGCAGCTCGAGAAATATCGAAGTAAGCCGAACCATCCCAGACCCAAATCTTATCCATCGACGCATAAAGCCACCAGACTTGTGAGGGGTCTACCAATTGTTGGATAAACAAGGGAATTTGGTCTGGAGCAGTGAAGACTGTCGTTTGCCCCCGGAGCTTCGCCAACTTCCCGTCGAAACAACGCATATTTTCCAGCTTATCGAACGCCTCCGGGACAATCGTATGCGCCGGCAAGTCCTGAACAAGACCAACCGAACCGACATCATTGATCTCATAGTCGTCCATTAGTGCTCATCCTCATGACGACGGTTGAAAGAACGTGGAGGCAGGCCTAATCGAGTCCTTCGTTTATTGTCTTCCCAAGTCTCCTCGCTACTACGCAAGGCCGCCTGGATGATCGGGTCAAGGACAACCTTAGCTGCCATGAGCCAGAAGCTTGGCGAGTGGACAGCGTGCCAAATAGCAAGACACGCCACCACCAACAAGGGAAGTCCTATAACAAGCCAGGGAGTCATTTTCTAATCTGATCCGCCGTAACAGTGCCGGGCTTCCCGGTCGTTGAAACAGGGACTGTCGGTGCCCAGAACTTCCCAGTAAAGAGTGAAAGGACAACCTTAGCCCCACCTACCAGAGTTCCGATGACAACAAGGTAAGGAACTAACCAAGTCGGCACTGTGCTGGCCGTGCAATCGATCGCCCCAGCTATCTCTTTACACCCGGCATACGAGACCAGCAAGTACGTGATCGACCCAATTGCAGTCATCAACATCGTAAGCACGCTTTGGATTTTACTGCTATCCATTGTAGACTCCTTGAGGTTAAAGCATGTGGATGTGGGCTACGGCATCCACCGTCACGACAGGCGCATCAGAACGCCGGAGGAAAAGTTCAGAAGTAGCTAAAGCTTTGTACCAATTATCCGGATCTGGCTCTAACTCGGGGTCATTAGCTGGATCATTCGAAGATGATCGCGTGTAAATATCCACCAGAAGGCCTTGCACGGCACTAAAAACAGCTACCCCACCAACAAACCGCGAGGGACCAGGATCCCAATTGGTCGCAAACAAGTCTTGGAAAACGACCGTCGAGTTGTCAGTGCTTCCATAATAATATTGGCCGTCAGCGTAAGCTGTTGGAGGTTCTCCATGGAATGCTAACGTTCCGCTTACAATTTCCCAATCCTCGACAAAAGCCCCACTTCCTGCAAAGTTACTATAAATTTTAATCTCGCGCTCATTATTATGCGCGACAATAGCGTCGAGATAGCCATCATTATCCGGCCCAGTAAGCTTCGCCATTTCTAAGTAAAGTCGGATGTAGAAACAATCATCGGGGACCGTAACTTCTTCGAGCGTTCGAGTGGTCCACACTCCTGAAGTAGTAGCGACTAAATCGGCCCAAGTGATGGGGTCTAGAATCTCATCAGAATTGTTGTAGAAAGCATAACCAACACGGGCCTGGTCATTAGCAGCCTCAGCTTTAGTGCTTTGCTGCCAGGTAACTCCAAAAGTTCCAACAATTTGATCTTCGTTGAAACGAGTAAGCTCACCATCGAACACTAAAAAACTCTCCGGTGAACCAATGACCAAGCTTCCATCCACAAGATTAAGCAAACTAACCCGATGTTGTTCAAATAAGGAGTCTTCCCAGAAGTCCTGTATCAAAACACTCTCGGGCAAATTCTCGTGGGTATTCGGTGTTATTGTCCAGCCATAGGTATGGTTAGTGTAAAAAGACATCATGTGGGGAGTGGCAATATTACCTGCTCCATTGAAATCCGTATGGTCAACTGTCCACTCAAGAGTGAAAGGACCATCAAAAGTTCCGTCGAAAGACCAACCCCGAAAGCGAGTAAAAGTAGATATCTCGTCTACCAAACAGGCATGGATTAAATAATGCTTATCTTGTTCCACTGAGTACTGATAATGCAGACTATAAAATTGTGACTCCGTTATATTATCGAGAGCGTAGGACAACACGTTGTCATTAATTGTCGGTGTTTCGTAAGGATAAACAAATCGAATGTGAGATACACGGTTCTCGTCCGTAAGTGTAGATCCTGTTGTCGCAAAACAGTAGAACCATAGATCAAAACCATCAGTGTGAAGACGAGCCGTTGAGGTGAAAGCTCGTTCGCTGTAATCATCAGTTAGTGTAGTAATGAACGTTCCATGGTCCTGTTCCGTAAATGTTGCGGAGGAGGTAGAGGCTGCATTTACCTCCAAAACAGAAAGATAAACATCACTACTGAAGGTAGCGCTGGGCGTCGTATGCCGATCAATCCCTACTAAATACCAAGCGGTTGCTCCATTCTCCCCGTCCATATTGACAGGAATAAGCAATCCCGTATCATCGAATTTATTATAACTATTTCCCGCGTTAATTCCATAAGTCGACAGCTCCTGGTCGCAAATAACAGTCCCATCCGTACCATTCAGGACTATCGCATTGAAAGTCCGTGTCGAAGCCCCATCTTTAGTGTCTTGCTCATTAATTATCAAGAACATATCAGCGCCGAAAGCTTCAAAGCTCCCGTGCAAGTATTGAAAACTAATCAGATCATCCCAATTCGGATTGCAACCACCCGAGCCTGTTTCTAACAAATCAATGTAAGTTTCGAAAGCCTTCGTTGCTAAGTCATAACGAGCTACACCGAAGATAGGCGTGAACGGTGTAGAAGTAAAATCAAACTCCGTCGCAAAACAAATACGATAAGCTTTCCCGCTACTCCAACTTACCAACGACTGCGGAAAACGATCTTCCGACCAACCTGTTCCTTGCGGAGTCGCATAACAGCTTTCGGGGTTCCCTGTGTCCAGACCAAAAACCTCACACAAACCGAGCACTGGAAAAGCCATTACGAACCTCCCACCACGATAAACATCAGAGGAGGCTGTTCACTCTCGGCCGGGAAGAGTCTCTGCAACGGATTACAGCGCCGGGCTACAACAGCGCGATACGTTGCCTTTCCCGGAGCCGCATCATCGGGAACATGAAGTCGGACTAAATAAACAGCCATCAACGGCCGCTCCTCTCTCGCGAAAAAGAACTCTCGCCCATCACTATCCACAATAGAACGCCTAACAGAGGCTGGGCAGTTGGAAGGCTTATTCGTCGCAATTCTAATAACTACATCCTCTCCACGGCGTACTAGAGGAGTAAGAACCTTCCGCTCGGCATAAGTTACATCTGCAACCTCTTGCCACCAGAAGAGCAGTAAAGCAACCCCGCTAATTATCGCGACGGTCACAAACTTCTCCAGCCACCAGCCTCCAACTTTCTTTTCGCTCACTTCCGCACCACAAGATAGATTAGGGCAGAAAACACCGCTGCAAGAATAATCCCTGCTGCACCATAGACGAGGTTACGAACAGGAGCAGACTCTAATTTAGTAACATAGTTTTTATTCAATCGCTCCTCAAGCATCCTCACCGTGGACTTGAAATCACTGTCTAGAGCATTCATCCGATTACTTAATGTTGTCTCCAATTTTCCCATCGCGATAGTCGTACTACGCACTTCTTGCTGGAGTAAAGCCATTTGCGTCTTTGCTGAGATTGGTGGCTCTGAAACCATTACGCACGTTTCCTCAACCTGAGCGAGAAGAAAAGACCCTGAGCTGTGCCATCACCTACAGTGTCGAGATCGAAAGTAATCCGATCCCCAAGGGCAATGGTAGCACTTGCAATAGCCGCTGGAGTTGCAGCTGTTCGTGAAGTATTTTCCCCATTATCCACGGTCACCCGCGTAGTCATTATAGTCGACCCCGCCTTATTCACATCTACGGTGATCAACGAGCCCGAAGTTTGTGCCGTTCCTAAGTCAACCTGCACATTCAAAAGAGTGCAATTGTAAGGGGCAACCCAGAGATACTTATTAGTTCCTGTGGCGAGGGTTGTTCCGAAGGCTATAATCTCCCCATTAACCTGTTCCGTCGCCATTAGGTTCAACACGTCGGTAAGAGTTGTTCCAGGCAACACCGAGGCATCAGAGATCAGGTCGGTAGTGTAATCCCCAAGCTGACCAACAACCGTCCCTGTGCGAGAGAAAACCGAAAGAACCAGCCCCGTGTTATCTTCCACTGGATCATCACCCCGGAGCATAAGGAGCGAGATACCTATATTTGCAAACGTCGCATCGGCGGTCTCAGGGAACACAAACTCAACCGAGTCGCCTGGGGCAAAAGTTGTCTCCGTCCCATCGAAGATCCCAACTGCTTCGCCTCCCTCAAACGTAACCGTCCCAAATTGCACACCGTTCTGGCGGAGAATAATTTCCACATCGGCATCTGGAACTACAAGAGCCAATGCCTCGGAGCCTTCCCCATCAGCCGGCCAGGTGAGTGCCCTCGTAATTGCTCCTACAAACGTCTGCGACTCTGTTGGTGTTCCCGAAACCAACAACATCACATCGGCGCTAATTATCTGACTAGCAAGGATAGTTGTCTCCAGAATAGTTATCCGCGTGATTAGCTTATCAATAATCGAGGTCGTTTCTAACCCAGGATAGCGTTCCAAGTCAAGACTCCTTAGCTAAAGACACGGAGGACAAGGTGGTAATTAGAGAATGTAATAGCTTGCTGTGTCGTTCCATTGTTAATGAAAGCATTTTCAAACTCACTTGCAGCAGGCATTCCAGTTATTACATTAGTAGCATTAAACCGTACACTGGTAAGAGGACTGGCAACATTGCCCCCATCGGTGGACCAAAAGATATCTGAGGCATTAATGTAATCCCCAACTAGTACCGAGCCTTCTGCAATAATAGATTTCAAGAACGCTTGTACTGAGGAAGGAACAGCAGAAAGTCCATGCGCTTGGGTGTAAACAGTACTGATTGCAGGAACACCCAAGTCGTAATCGGTATAAGAGCCTCCAGAGGTCTCACTCCCTCCTGCTACATTCCAGACGTAAATAATATTCGCTGCGGCTACATAATAACCTAATAAGGTGATATCTTCCTCATCGCTCGAAACTATCGGTGCCGTAAGCCAAACATATTCCGCATTCCAGACGAGGTCACAATCATCCGCCGTCCCAATGAGCCGCAAGAAGCCAAATTGGCCAATTCGCTTATTCGTAGCCGCCGCAAAGGTCGTATCGACCGCAATACCAACTTTGGCGCTATTCCCCAGTTCAAGGTCCCAAGCTGCCGTCCCCGCCGTAACAACTAACGTCTGCTCGTCAAGCTGCAACGAGACCCCGAGGAAAATCTGCACTTCCGTCCAGATGTTCTCCTGTCCCGGCGAGAACGCCGCAACGCTAGAGTTGAATATCTTCCAACCCGCCCCATCGGAAACAAGCCAGAGGATTTCCCCTTCCGTCGTCAAATCGAAAGTAACTTCACCCTCGATCGTTTGTGCTCCTGCCCCATCAAGAGTAAGTAAGGTTCCTGTGGTCCCAATATGGCGAAACCCTAGAACCGCCCCCTCATAACCGATAGCAGTTGGGAGCACTGTTGTGAAAGCTGTCGCCGCGTTTCCCAAGTAATGCAAACGACCAAAGGCAGCAACCGTCAGGGTTGAACCCGCCGCCAACGTTCGCTGGGCAACCCATTGAGTAACCTTGCGAACGTCTGTAACCCAAAGCGTTCCTGACCAAACGAATTCAATCAATTGGAACTGAAGACTTAAGTAAATTGAGGGCTGACCCTCGATGGTTCCTTGGTCGGCAGAAACAACCACATGGTTCTTACTGTTATCGGTCTTGGTGACAAAGAAACGATCACCCTCTGTCAGCTGCGACTTAGGCGGTAAGGTTACAACTCGAATAGCGGCCGTCGCATCGACACGGATAACCGTGTTCACCTGTGCACTAGACAACGTAACGTTACCTGCAACGTCCATGCTGTCGGGGAAATAGAACGGCCGATCACTGGTTGGGAAGGTATTTTGTAGAACTTCCTTCAGAAGACGTAAGTGATTATCGCCTTCCCCAACCGGATTGGTCCCCTCCGGAAGCGTCTCGTCCAAATCATTGACAAATGTCGCGGCCTCAACACCCATCAGGAGTCACTCCCCATAACTACCAACTCGTTTGCCATAAGCCGGAGTTCAATCTCTTTCTTCAACCAAACTTCCCACCTTACTCGCAAAGGAGTAAAGTAAGCCAAGGAATCCTTATCTCGCAGCTTCGCCGCCATAGCTTCGCCGGCCATCCCTACCAGAAGATCCGGGACGTTCTTCAGCCAAGCATTTTCAATATTGGAGTCTAGAACCGTCTGCCGTTGGTAGAAATGCCAGCGATAGAGGTAATCGTCATCCGGGATTGGGAACACCCTAATTGTGCCGGCCCGGAGGGCGTAGACCTCGGGATATCCCGTCGCCGTGAACCCGTAGGCCGCAATCGCCTTATCGTACTGCATCTTGCGAACATGGAATTCGTCACCTTGTCGACTTCGAGCTGTACTGTAGAAGCCCAGGTCATCGGCCTCTCGGATAAATGCATCGGTCAGCGCATACTCGGCCTGATCGCGGATAAGCTGGACGGAATCGTCTTCGTTAACAATAAACCATGGAAGGGTCTGACCGCCCTCCAATTCCCGTTGCGCCTGCTGCATAGTACGAATAATTTTGGCGCTCAAGTCCGTGCGGAACCCAAGCCCCTCAGCAATCAACGTCACTGCATCATCACGTAGCACCGGTTTCTCCTTAGAGTAATGGGGAGGTCAGCCAGCAAACCAACCTCCCCTTGCCTAAACCTCCGAAGCTACAAGGCCTAAGCTACCCCGGTAACACCAAACCACGTCGTCCCATTGCAGAACAAGAAACCGATCTCATTCTGGCCCGTAACAAGAATGGTTGTGGTATTGGAGTCCTCTTTGAACGTCAAGTTCTCCGCCGCATCGGCCGTGTTGATGACGATCATGAAGTCGCCATTACTTTCAGCCGGGAGCAAGACAGTACGTGAGGCCCCGCCCGGATCGAGGAACTGGACCTTCTGCTCACCGTTCGCCTGCATCGTAAGCGTGCCGGTCAGAGTCTTTACCGTCGTCATGAACTTGACGCCAGCCCGCAGAATACTGTCGTAAATCTGCGCACCTTCAATATTGGAACGTCCCATAGTCGTGATCTCCTTACGTAGCCGAAATGTTGCCGAGGTAGGCCATCGACAAACCGCCGGAGTCCACCAAGAGTGAGCACTCAGTCTGATAGTAACCGCGCCGAACGTCCTCGTCCTTCGTCTGCACATCGTCGGTCGCCTTGGTATCGCGGCCGGAGAGCGTTACGTAGGAAAGATTCGAGTAGTCCAGGACGAACATCGACTTCTTGTAAAGCGAGTTGACGTTCAGGAGCGGATGGGAGTAGAACAGAACTCGGCCCCTCGGCAGCACGATCTCGGTAAAGTCGAGACCATACATTGTAATCTTCTTGTCATAGTTGACGTGGATCGAACTGTTCGCCGAGACAACCTTGTTGATCTCCATCAGCGCGTAGTTCCCGCCGAAGGCCAGGCGGGTATCGCCGGCATCCGTGGAGTAATCGAAGCAGGGAGAAAGCGCCGTGATGAGCGAGTTGATCGTCACCGCCGCCCCAAACACCGTAGTATTGGAGGCCGGAATGAACGTCCTCAGACCACCCATCGTCCGCAGCGGCTTACCATTCGAGCCGGTCGTCTCCGATCTCGTTCCGAACAGGATTGCATGCTCAATGCTGCGGGCATGATCGAAAGCCTTACGCTTCTTGTCATTGCTCCAAGTGTCACCAGTACGGGTCTTCGTCACGTCGGCCGTCTTAGTCAACTCGTACACGTCCTTGAAGATCTGCGTGTAGTTGTAGAACTTGATCGGATTGCGAGAGACTGCCTTCGGGATGCCGGTGCCTTCTGCATAGGCCGAACCGATGAGAGTGAGATAAAGGTCGTTGGCAATAGTTGCTGCCGTCGTTCCGCCCGCACCACGAGACACCGTGAACGCCGTCGCCGACATCACCTCCTGCACCATGATAATTTCATGATCGTAGGTTGCGTTGTCTGCCGCCGGCTCGACCAAGAGCAGGTCGCCTTGCTTCAAGTGCGTCGCCAGACCGTAGTTGGCGCCCAAGGTGGTAACCGTAGGATCAACAGAGTCCACCACCACCGTAGTATCTGTAGAAGCTAACGCCCCATTCACCTGCAAGCGAACGAGCGTTTCCCCCTCAGCCCACCAAGCGAACTCCGGATCGGTCTTCACCGTCTTCTTCGCCTTCGAGGTCAGTCCGAAGATCGGCGAGGTGCCGTTCGGCCTAATCCGCATAATCGACTCGCGGAAATCTTTCGGGCGTTCATCGGTGCCCCAATCTCCAGTACCACGCAGTCCACCTACCGCAGCCATAGTCGTAATTCCTTCTTGCTAATTGTCATCGTATTCCTGAGCAAGACCGTAACCGAAGTCATTGCCGTCAGGAATCTGTTGTGTTGAAACCATTCTCGCAGTGCCAACCGCAGGAGCAAACGGAGCCGGCTGCTGAGGGCGAGCGGCTTGCGCCGGCGCTCCCAGAGTAATACCATTAATCGCTGCTACTGCACGGCCTGTCTTTTCCAGCAATTCAGCGACCGTAATCTTCGGATTCTGACGGTGCAAAGCGTCCGCCATAAGCCTAATCTGGTCGCCGTGCTTGTCGCGGGACAGGCCCGGGAACTGCGTGAAGAACGCCCGTTCCGTATCCTGCTGCCGCGTAAGAGTCTGCATTTCATTACGAAGCATGCGCGGGATTTCCGTCCGCATAAGATTCATAATCCCCTGGGTAGTCTTAACGTAACCACGAGCCAGAAGCTGCGGGATCATCGAGGCCGCATCAACTTCCAACGTCGCAAGGTCTTCAGGAGAAAGAGAGAACTGCGAGACAGCAAGAGCTGCCACGAGGTCTTTCTCATTCTTGCTGATGACATCGAGCATACCATCCAGACCTTCAGGCTGCGACTGAGGCTGGACGGGTGCATTTTGCAGTCCAGGCTCCACCGCTTGTACTGGTGCAGGAGCAACAGCGGCTGGAGCAACTGGAGCGGGCACCGTAGGAAGCGGCGGAGCAATGGGCTGGCCTTGCACCAATGCTGGGGTAGCTGCTACCGTAGGAGCGGGGGCTGTTGGCGGAGCAGCTACTACCGAGTCCACGTCTACTTCGTAATCATCACCGGACAAGCCGGTGAAATCGGAGGAGAACGGAGCACTCGAGGTATCCGTCGAAGCCGGCATGGCGGCAGGCTCAACGGAAGCGGAGGCAGCTTCGGGAGCCGCCGAGTCAAGTCCTTCTGGAGAGTGCAGGATGCTGGGGAGCAGACTATTCATCGTCATTGTCCTTGTGACTACGTTGCTGGGCAGACTCTATAATAGCGCGTGTCTGGGCGAAGCAAAACTGCAATCCATAAATGGCCCCTCTCAGATATTCGTCCGTCGGCTGTTGCACATCCTTCTGCCGCTCGTGCCCTGGGACCGTTAGCCGCAGGACAAACTCATCCGCTTTCGCCTGCGCGAGGGCTTTCAATTCCTGAAAACCAGCCGTCTTGGCCAACCCCGCAAAGAGGTCAGCCAGTTCGACAACCCGCTTATCTTCCTCATCCATCATTGCGTCCTTTGCTCAGGATTGCGAAGCCCCGTAGTCCGATTATCGCTCTGCTTCGGCCGTAGTGGGACCAAGTTGCCTTTCTTAGCCTCGCCCGCAAGTTGCTCGTCAGGAGCAATCATCGCCTGGATCTGGTTCATTGCAGCCTGCTTGGGATCAAGCTTGAACTGATTAATATTCCGCACCCCGGCGAGCCTCGCCATATAGGAGAAGATCTTCGCCATGTCGAATGTCATCCCGATCTGCGGAATGCGCTGCATCCCCATCAAGATCTCCTTCCACATATTCGTCTGCGCCATCCGATCGATTGGCAAGGTGCCGTCAACGGGAGTGAAGTCATAGCTCCCTGCAATCATTTCCGGAGTAACCATGGCGAAGCGTCCACCATCCTGCTCCGCAATATCCCCCACAAGTTTCAGTTTCATTCCTGTGTCGTAGTATTGCTGAGACTGCTGAACAAGACGGCGAGCATGGGAGGAGAACCCCGTGGCTGACATATACTCGGAAACGGTTTTCAACCGATTAATGCCGAAGCCCGTGGCTGAACGCACCTCGGTCGCCGTCTTACGGCCCCCACCATTCATCATTCCCATCAAGGCATCGTTAATTCCGGTGGTCCGCTCGCCAATTCCAAGCATCACCTGGATGTCAGCAATATTGTTGCGAGTAACGTCTTGGACCGGAATTTGCTGGAAGAACGTTCGAATGTCCTGGCCAAACGCCTCGGGCTTCATCCGGATCATCAGACCGGCCTCGTTATTCTGGAAATCTTTCAAAACCAACTTCGTCGGATCGGCGATGAAATTATTGTTCAGCACAGCTCGAACGTTGTAGAAATGGGAGTTCAACAACCAGTTCATTGTCTCTTCGATAGGAGCGACCTGCTCCGGGATACCACGGTTCCAAAGCCCGTAACCTTCAACTTCTTGCTCCAGAACGGAGAACGGGAACTGTCCGTGGGCGTAGCCGCAAGGCTGGGCTCCAATGATTGTGGACAAGTCACGGGTAATGGTGAAGACCCATTTCTCCGGATAATTCGACTTTGACAAGCCCCACTCATTCGGGATCAAGTCGACGTAAGTCTCGTAGGCGAAGAGGACGGCCGGATGCTTGTTCTCCATCCCATCAAAGACAGTCATGTCGGTATAATCAGCCCTCAGGAGTTGAGAGCGCGAGGTATCAGCCTGACCGGTCCCTGCCGAGGTTGCAAGGAATTCCGTATTCATATAGTAACCTTGCGCCTTGCGCCGGATTACATCGTTCCAAGAGATCTCCCTCTTAATCGCTACGAACTCACCTCGTTGGAAATTCGACACCGGAACGCGAGGGTCCGGAAGGAAATCCCACGGCGACACGTTGTGGAGCTTGGTCCCTTGATAACCAAGGACTTGGCTCGTCACCTGCAACATCACCGGCTTTCCAGTTTCAGGGTCCACTTGGCTGGTTAGCTCGGAGTAGTTGATAACCTCGCGGTCCCAGTATTCACCAATAATTCCGACGCCGTATTTGCCAACATCGTAGAACCAAAGATAATAGACTGGCAGCATATTGCCAACCTCAACCTGATAGGCGATCAAGGCTTCGATTGCTTGAACCTGCTGTTCGGTTTCTCCATGACGCCCGGCAAACTGGTGGACGGGAGTCCGAGCGAGGAAGACCGAGGTCCAATAAGTATGCGCGGTCATAAGTAGGGCGTAGGAATACGGGATCTTCATCGTCAGGTAGGTGGGTTTACCAGCCTGCTCGCGTTGAGTCCGTCGCTTCGCATCTAGCTCGCTTTCCGGAACATAAGCAAGAACGGCATCCTCGGCTTTCTTCCATTTAGTATGTTGGGTATTTTGCTTCGACTCCGCCATTTTGATGCGGGAGGTGAGGTTCTTCACCAGCATCTTGTGCAGATCACCCTTCGGATCAAGCTTTAAGGTCATGCTCATGGACAGGCTCCTGCGGGGACGAGGGTTTCATAGGCGGATTCGTCAATTTCAGTGTAGTCAGATTGGTCAAGCTCAAGAACGGGCTGACGGAAGTTAATCAGACCAATGGCGATAGAGTCAAGGATGTCGTCGTGGGTTGTGCTAGGATAAGCGACAAATTCGGCGTGGAGTTCCACCATAGACTCACGGAAGTGTAAGGCTCCTTGCGAGGCCAATCCAGTCATGGCGGAAAGTATACGATTGTACTTCGACTGCTTGTCAACCACCGGGACCAAGGCATAGTAGATGCCCCGACGGCTCATCTCAGTTCGAATAAGGTAGTCCAAGACTCTTTGGTATGCGACGGCTTCGAAGACAATTCGGACCGGCTTATAGATTGCAGCCAGTTCGAACAAAGTTGCTAGAGTCCAGTTCGGCTCGTGGCCTCGATTGCGCCGGTATTCCAGGACGTAATATTGACCCTTAGTCCGCCTGAGCACCGTGTGGACTTCCCAGTCCTTGCCTTTGAGACCTTTAGCAATTTGCACCTCGCTCGGCGGCGGGACCGGATCAATTACAATAATTGTGGAACCTTGCGGGTCCGGGCCTTCCCAAGTATTCCACCATTCTGGCCGGAACGCCATCTTCTCGGCAGAAGTTATTCGACACTCGAACTCTCGCATCCAGACCGATAAGCGATTTTGGGCCAGGTAGTTAGCCTTCAGACTGCGGAGTTCCTGAGTCGTGAAGCGTTCTGGCCAGGCCGAGATTTGCTCGTTCGCGGGAGCGTCCAGCGTCTCCCCGGTCCAACAAGGGAACGAATATGTCGCCCACATCGGATCTTGCATCGCCTGGGCCGCCGCATCGTCCGCATTAATGGGGGTCTGCAACATCACGATCTTGCGATTCGGAGCCTCTGTCGAAGGGGCCAGCGACGGGACCACAGCACCAAAGATTGTATTCTTAATCTTCTCCCGCTGGTCTTGGGTCGACGCATTCTCGTCGGTAATGGCGTCGTCAATGACGATAAGATCAGGACGATAGTCGTCGAAATTGATCCCGCGCAGACCCTGAGAGGTAATGCCTGCTCCAATGATCCACGCTGTGTCGTTCTCCGTCTTGCGAAATATCTGCGCCTCATGCTCCTGCCACTTGCGGCCCGGCTCAAGTCCGAAGGTTTTTGCATAAAGCTCATTCTTCTCCACTTGCTGGCGAATCCACTGCACGGAGCGCAAGGCATGGTCCTCGCTCGCGCCCAGGTAGAGGATCGTTTTGGACAGACCAAAGGCAATCCTCTTAGCAATGAAGGCTCGGGCCCTGGTCGTCTTGGAAGAACCCCGAAAAGAGGCGAGGAGGACGAACGGTTTCCTCGGATTATCAAGGGGCTCCCACATCCGCTTGTGGAGGGCGGCCGAGGCCTGCCGGAAGGTCTTGGGGAAGAAGGTATGGGCAAAAAGGTCGGTGTCTACGGCGCAGAGCATCACGAGCTCGTTGAGGGACAGCGATGCTTGCGGGAGCCCTACGTGAGCAAGAGGTAAGAGCTGTTCTAGGCCTTGCTGACCCGGTACGGTATGTAGGCCTTGCTTCGCAAGGTCTGGGGTTACTTCCGCCATTGGAAGACCCCAAAGACAGGACCGAGGGCTAGAATGTCCTCGGGTGTGGAGCAAAAAGCCACGGTCTCGGGCCACGGCTGAGTGCAGTCGAAATTCATTGTCACCTCGCAAACGGAAGTCGGAATATCTTGGTAAGCGGCTCGAACGACGGGTTCATACAACTTCCGAAGCTGGAACCAGGCGTCGGTTGTGTGCCGGCGCTTGACTTCCAGGATAATAATGCGGGGGCTGCCGGAGGTAACGAACAAGCCGTCGGGCTGGCAGTAGCGGGATTTCCCGTCCTGATCCTCGTAACCGAACCAGGGACTTTGAAGGAGGAAGGGGAACCGTTCGCTGAGGTAACGGAGAACCTTCCTCTCATACCTTTTCCCATCCCGTTGCGCCCGACTTTGTCCCCGGTTGTCGAACTTCAGTGGGGCCTCGCTAAGCAGTCGGGAGTTCCTGATGCCCTGCGGGGCGCGAACGTGGGAGTGGAATAGGGTAGTCCCCGGCTGGTAGTGGATGTAATCAAGTCCCATTGGGGGAGGCCAGGACTGCTGGAGGTGAGGGCTCATGCTCGATCGTACGGGCTTTGGCTCGGGCAGCCGCAAGGAGGTCGCCAGGAACTTGGACAAAAACTTGAGTCACCTGCTGGGGAGGCGGAGGTTCGCCCACTCGGGTAGGTGAGTAACCCATAACACTAAGCAGGTTCCGGGTGGTGTCGGCAACGAGGGCGGTGGAAAGGCGGTCGGTGTTTTCGCTGAACCGTTCGGTGAGGATGTCAAGGCCCTTGGAGACTACCCCGCTGGCTTTCTCAATAATCATTTGGTCCACGGCGGAACGGCGCTCGGCTCGGCGCTGGGCGAGGCGGGCCTGGAGGAACTCCGACTTCATCAGCATACCGATGTAGGTCGCTGAGCGCCCGAGGGCCACACCGCAGGCTTCGTAAGAGCCACCGGGGTTGTCGATCAGCCAGTCGATAATGGCCTCGTACCAGAAGCGCGGACGCTCGTTGGCCCGCGCCACCACGGTCTCGCGCTGCATGACATAGTCGGTGGGTCGGGCTAGGGAGGTAGACATTGGGGGGACTCCTTTATATACCAAGTCCAAGAGTTAAGCAATTCCCTGTAGCGTGCCCACAACGCCAGTGAGAGTTGGTAGAAGAGCCGATCTGGCCTACAATAGAACAGACGTCCACATTATCAATCAATGACAATATGCCCTGCACCTTAAGCACTCCGAACACCGCAATAATGTCCGGCTCTTCTGTAACCGTCTCTACTCCACCAATAACGACTGCGCCAGACATAGTAGTAAGATCGGCAGGTTCGATTAGTGCTGCGACTCCTGTCACGATGACGGAACCAATTGCAGTAGCGGTATCTTGTGCGTCCGTTCTGGACAATGTACCGCGAACAGGCACAACACCACTTAGACTGGCTATATCTAGCGGTTCGATCATGGCCGCACTTGCGCCGATCCGAACTCCGCCTGTAAATCCGGCTACGTCTAAGACTGAAGATGTTACAGCAAGTGCACCGGAAACAAGAATTGCACCGGCCATTGTAGCTGTGTCGATAGTCCCAGTCGCAGCCAACGTGCCTTGGCTCAGCACCATTCCGATAAGAGCGGCAGCATCACCGCCCTCGACTGCTGTCATCACAGCTGAAACAGGAAATAGCGTGCCCAGCGCCTTTTTCCTGTAGACTTCCGTACCTATCCGAGCAAATCTGTCGGGGCGACGCTGCGGCATGCCTCGAAAGGCCTGTGCCGTCTTACCGCCCCAACCCATTCGTGCGAAAGGTCGCGCTGCTGTAGTCCCTTGACTCACATCAAATGCCTTCGTAGATCATGTATTGATGGACCGTCATGGAGCCGGTTGCCACGGTTTGGGTGAAGAAGAAATCTACCGCGTTTGCTGCTGTGTTGTCAAACCCGGTTCCGACAGCGGGCGCACTAGTCGGAGCTAGGATTGACCCGTTTCCGCCTACTGTAGGAAGGCTTGAGCCGACAATTGCTTCCGACTGCAATCGCCCCATGCCGAATAGATTCGACGTCGTACTATTACCTACAGCACGACAGATCAAATCGACTTCAAAAAGAAATGGCACGTTGGTCTTGGCGACGATATTGAGGTTGATGGCTCCGGTATCAAAAGCTACAATAGTTCCTGACGGGCCAGTTCTGAAATCGAAACGCATTGTGCCGGGCGTTGTGATCACGCAGGAAATGCGGCCTGCAATGACGACCTTCCAGTGCTTGCCCACGGTCCAGTAATTGTTTGGTAGGATCAGCCGGTCGGCAACCGGAATACACGATGCGGCGGCAGCAGCAGTTAGGGCGGGGCCATCGGTGCGGCCAATCACTAATGGGACATAAGAGGAGGGATTCGGATAAGCCATTCTGTTCTGTTACCCGTGCGTGATCGTGCCAGAGTTGATGGTGACGGTCTGCCCCGCCGTAATCGACAGCGAGTCCAGCACGATATCGGTTCCTGAAAGCCCGACCGTAAGGCCGGTCACAACATTGTTGTTGTCGCTGTCCCGGATACGCGCTTCGGCAGCCGTGCCGGTCGCATCGGCGCTGGTATCGGACCTGGGAACGCCCGCCAAGGTCAGCACATTGCCGGAAACCGTCGAAGCCGGATCGGCCAGCGTGATCGTAGCGAGGACCGAGGCCATGCTAGCTGTACCGATTTCCAGCTTACCCGCCGCCGACCCCGCATCGATAGCGTCCCGTACCGCCTGCATTCTTGTTGTCTTGACACCACTCGCATAGGTCACAGCCATATTAATACATTCCTTCTAAGCCGGTCGCCGTGGTGGAGGTCGCTCGAATGTGGAAGAACTCCAAGGCGCGGGACTCCCCTGCGGTGAAGGCGCAGGTTCGGAGCGTCGTTGGCTCGCCCGCTAGGTAACCGGTGACGTTGCCGGCCCCTGTGCAACGGACTGAGCGGCAGGTGTAGCCGAGGGCATCGGTGTCGGACGGCGTGATGGGGCGGCAGTAACGGGCGGGGTCTGTTCGGGCCATGGTGGGCTCCTGAAAAAGGGGGACGGTAGGGAGGATGGCTGAATGGCGTAGCCATTGCAAGCTGATTTCCTGAGTGGCCCTTTATGGTCCACGCACCACGTACGGCGTGGGATGTCTTGTAATCTCTGGCAGCCGGGACTCCCTTGGGGTGGATGTAGGGGGTGGGACCGTAAGACTTCCTCCGCACCTGACAGGCTCGGACAAAGAAAAGACTAGCGAGGTTGCCCACGCTAGTCCATGTGGTGTATTGTCGCAGGGCTTCTTACAGCGCGGGCAGGGAGTCCGTGGCGGCCGCAGTGCCTGCCAGTGCACGGAGCTTAGCAGTTTTCGCTTCCTGAACCAGCAGACGAACCTGCGGGTTGGCCCGGATGCCGGCCTTCTGCTCGTCGGTAAACGTCGGCCAGAGTTCCTTCACCCGTTCGACGTCTGCCCCCCGCATCTGGGCAAAAGCGGCTTGGATCGCGGCAAGGTTTACCTCGTTGCCACCGGAGCGGTTGGTCCAACCACCCTCGTCAACATTGGCGGTGAAAGCGTCAAGGGCGGATTGGACGTCGTTGTCGGCATTGGGACCATTGGTGGCCGAGTTAACCGCGTGTCCGGCCTTGTTCAACCAACCCTCAATTGCGAACGCCCTGTCGATGGGGGCAGGAATGTGGGCAAACGAGCGGGAAGTGCTGGCCTTGGTGGCGAGATGGGTAATACGGGCGGAAACGGCCTCGGTGTAATCGGAGACCGGATTTCCGGCGGCGTCAAGGGCGTCCTTCTCGTTGACCTTGCGCTTTTCAGTCTTTGCTTCAGCAGCCATTTGGGTAGTCCTTTTTTGCGGCACATGATTGCGCCGAGGGTGAATATTGCACAGGGCGGGGTGTAAAGCAAGCGGAAAGAGCAGGGGAAGGCTCGAAATAATTTCCCCCTAGGCCGTAGGCTTGGCATAGAGCTTGCCTAGCCGCCGGGGACAACGCTGGCGCCGCTATAGCGAACCGACTGGCCCTAGTGCGTGCCCGCACAGGGGCCACTCCAGCCCACCT